ATTGGTACGAGTGGTCCTTCTGAAAGTTTACACGTAGCTTCAGGTAATGTTAAGGTAGGGCTGGCGGCTTCTTTTATAACTTATACAGAAGATTATGGCATAGGCACTCCAAACGCTAGCGGGCTTCAGGTGTTTGCGGCTAATGGTGATACTATTAGGCTCGGTCATATGACTGGCGGTACTACATTCACAGAACGTATGCGTATTGACTCATCAGGTAACTTGCTTGTGGGTACTACATCAACCTCTATTGCGTCAGATACTTCAGGCACTGGTTTCTTGGTAGAACCTGCTTCAGCACCCCTTCAAGTTAAACGTGAGACTGAATCAGCAGGTCAGTCTGTAGTTGTATTTAACAATACTGGCGTTGATGGTCAGATTATTGACCTCCGCAAAGACGGTGCACCTGTGGGGAGTATTGGTACTTATTTAGGTTGGGGTCAGACCATTTACATGGGTAATGGCGATACTGGTATTGCTTTCCAGTCTACGGATAACAATACAATTTCACCACATAACCCTTCTACGAACGCACCTCTTGACGCATCAGTTTCTTTGGGTGAGTCTGACTATCGCTTCAAAGACCTCTACCTATCAGGCGGTGTCTACTTAGGCGGCACAGGTAGTGCTAATAAGCTGGATGATTATGAAAGTGGTACGTGGACTCCCACTTTATCTGGTAGCACAGGCGGTAGCGTTAGTGGTGTTGGTACTTATACAAAAACAGGTAACGTAGTAACTGTAACGATTCGTATAGAAAACCAACCAACTTCTGGTTTATCTGGGAGTATGCTATTAAACCTACCATTCTCATCAAGCTCATCAACTGGTGAACAGGTTGTACCTATTAATATGCACGTAGGATGGAGTATATCAGGCAAAATGGTTGGAACATTCAGTAACGCAAGTACTGGATTTTTACGTCAAATGACTGATAGTGCAGGATGGTCTGTTCTAGGCGCTACTGGTGGTAATGTTTATATACGCACAGTGTTCACATACACTACAGACTAACCCAAATACCCAGTCTGGATAGGCTGGGCGTTTCACTATATCGCCATCGGATGATGACGACAGACCATAAGGAAAACACAATGGCATTAATTAAAGTAACAAACGAACTTGATAAGGTGGAGATTGTCTCTTCACATAAGATGATCCAGATTCGCTCTGCCACTTGGGTAGAAGATGATGAGACTGGTGAGAAGTTTGGTAGCCCACAATACTCACGCAGAGTGATTGCACCTAACGATGACATCTCAGGCGAGTCTGCTGAAGTGCAAGCTCTAGTAGCCGCTGTACACACACAAGAGATTAAGGATGCTTACACGGCATTCCTAGCTGAACAGGCAAATGAACTAGGAGGTGCTGAATAATGGCAACTTACACATGGACAATCGCTAACCTTGAGCGAGCACAAGACGACTACATCACTATCGTACACTGGCGTTGTGATGGCGTTGAAGGCGAACACAGCATTGGTGCTTACGGTACAATCAGCTTCAACCAAGAAGAAGGTGAAGAGATCATTCCTTTCGCTGATCTAACTGAGGAGCTTGTTAAAGGCTGGATGTTTGAGAAGCTAAACAAAGAAGAAGTGGAAGCGGCTGTTCAGGCTAAACTGGATGAACTAGCTAACCCACCTCTAATCTCTGGTTTGCCTTGGTAAGGAGTAGGTGATGGATGAGTCACGCTTTGACCGCCTTGAACAGAAGATTGATAAGCTGACTGATGCTGTCACTAAGATTGTTCGGGTAGAAGAGCAGCTCATCTCCAACAACAAACGTGTAGACCGACTAGAAGTTCGTATGGACACAATAGAAGAAGACGTAAGGGAAGCTAATGGTGTGTCCAAGTTTGCTGAGCGTCTCTTCTGGATTGTCGTAACAGCTGCGGTCGGTTTCACGTTCTGGCTTGGGAGATAGCTATGGAACAAAAGATCATACAGGGTGTCATAGGACTGCTCTTTGCTCTAGTAGCATGGAACTTCAAGACACTCAATGAGATGCAGCTTCAGATGGAAACTGTGATGTACAAATATGCCAACCAAGCGGATATAGCAGAGATGCGCTTGTCCATCAAAGAACTTGAGTGGCGCTTACAAGCGGATGCGAGTACTAAGTGATGATACTACAAGCTATAACTGCAATAGGCTCTATAGCCTCTACATGGATCTCTGGCAAAGCTGAAGAAGCTAAGGTAAAGCAAGAAGTCCGTTTGAAGGCTATACAGTCAGAAGAAAACTGGGAGAAGATTCAAGCAGAAAACTCTCAGTCTTCTTGGAAGGATGAATGGTTTACCATTGTTCTTAGTATTCCCATGATTGGTGCTTTTATTCCTTCGCTTGTTCCTTATATTCAAGAAGGCTTTAGAGTATTAGACGCAATGCCAGAATACTACAAAGGATTCCTAGCAGCAGCTATAGCAGCTTCGTTTGGTATTAAAGCATTGTCTAACTGGAGAAAATAATGAAGTGCAAACTACATAAGGCAAACAAAAGCAAATCTACCAAGAAAGGTAAGAAGTAATGCCAGCAGCTAAGAAGGGCTTGTATGCCAACATTCATGCTAAACGTAAGCGCATCAAAGAAGGCTCTGGAGAGAAGATGCGTAAGGTAGGCTCTAAAGGAGCACCTAAAGCCTCTGACTTCAAAGAAGCTGCTAAGACAGCTAAGAAGCCCTCTAGAGGCTCTCGTGCGGCTACTAGCAGGGCTAAGAAGAGTAAGAAGTAATGTTACAACTTATCTGTATAAATCCTTGGTATAGAACATATAGAGATTCCAATACAGGTAAAACAGTACGGGAGAAGACTAATGCCAGCTAAGAAGACCTCTGCAGACAAGAAGTACGCTAACGGTACTACCTACAAAGACTCTGAAGGCAAGACCCACAAGCGCACATCAGCTAAAGGCACTAAACGTGGTGATGCTTATTGTGCTCGCTCTAGTGGACAGAAGAGCAAGGATGGCACTATGTCACCTAAGCTCAAAGCTAGACGTAAGGCTTGGGGCTGCAAAGGTAAGAAATCCGTAAGGAGCAAATAATGATTAAGAAGTCCTTTGGATTACCACTAACGACAACCTATCAGACAGTCTATACAGTACCCACAGGCAAGAAGGCTGAGTGGGTTTTGTTGTATGTAACGAACACTTCAGGCTCTACTAGCTCCTTTGATGTACGTATATGGAATGAGGCTAATCAAGCATATCTAACGATGTTTGATGGATACTCTCTAGCCGCTACAGAATTCTTTAAGATCGGTGGTGGAGCTAATGAGTTCGTTATGCTTGCTGAAGGTGACAGGATTGAAGCACTAGATGGCGCTGGTATGTCTTTAATGATCTCTGTCATCGAGTATAACGACATCATCCAAGGAGGCTAATATGGCTAAGTACTTCTCAGACTCTGAAGTCTCCTGCAGTCACTGTGGAGAGAATAAGATGTCTTCAGAGTTCATGGATGCCCTTGACGAGCTCAGAGAAGCCTATGGTAAGCCGTTAAGAGTTACCTCGGGCTACCGATGCCCTGAGCACCCAATCGAGGCTAGAAAGGCCTCTGCAGGCGCTCACAGCACTGGTAAGGCTATAGACCTAGCAGTGGACCGTGGTGAAGCCTACGAAGTGCTTAAGCTCGCATTAGCAATGGATGTGTTTACAGGCATTGGAGTGCAGCAGAAGGGTTCTGGTAGGTTTATACACTTGGATGCCTGTGAAGAACCTGAGATGTCTCCTCGTCCTACTGTTTGGAGCTATTAACTCTTGACAAATGTCTCAAAGTATGCTATAATATTACTATATAGAACACAAAGAGGCAAACATGGACATACATCGAATACACCCAGAAGACATTGATGAGGTCTGGGAGTTCATTGAACCTCTAACCTCAAACAATAAGATGTTAAACAACTGGGTGACATCGAACTATTTATACAACCTCTTAGTTAATAACAAAGCAGACCTTTGGGTTAATATGGATCTAACTGCTTTTTGCATAGGGGCTACATACTCAAGAATAGATAATACTAAGACATATATTGTTGAGTATATGACTTCTGATGTTAGTTCTTCAGAGGGCTGGAATAATACTATAAAGCCTATAGAGGAACAAGCTAAAGAGTGGGGTTGTTCTACTATAGAGGTTAAAGGTCGTAAAGGGTGGCATAGAGTTCTACCTGAATACAAACTGAAACAGATTACTTTGGAAAAGAAACTATGCTAACCAGACTACAAAGAATGTTGACACCTGTTGGAGGCTACTTAGGCGGTGGTGGTTCATCAGGTGGTGGTGGCGGAGGCGGTGGAGGAGGCTCTACAGTCTCTGATGCTGAGTTTGAAGGTGCTATAGCCCAAGACACTGCTAATAGACAATCAGGCGGTGGCGGTGTTAGTTATGGCAACAGTGGCTACGTAGGCTCTGGAGGCTCTAGCGCAGATGTTGGAGGTCAGCCAGCTCCTCCAGTCTTCACAGCCAATGATGGCTCTATTCACACTACTACCACTGCACGTGATGCTCGTAATGCTGAAATAGCTGCACAGGCTGAAGAAGCTCGGCAGGCTCAGATAGCCGCTGAGGCACAAGCAGCCTTCGATGCTGACTTCGCATCTGCACAGGCTGCAGAGAAGGCATTAGAAGACGCTTATGGTTTAGATGCTTTTAACATCACTGGTGACGTAGCTGGCGGTATTCAATATAGCTTCGTAGACCCTTATACAGGCGAAACTAAGACTGTAGATAGCACAGACCAGTTCGAAGGTCTATTGACTAGCTCTATAGCTGACCAGTCTCTACGTGACCAATACACTACCTTAGCTAAAGGGTTTGGTCAAGATCCTGAGCAGATTGAGATGATTGAAGTAGGCTCTATAGCTGATAAGGGCTTCTTTAACTGGTTAGCTGATAACGTTACAGGAAATGCAGACTCTGACCTTGTTAAGGTCGGTGGTGCTATTGATCTACCTAACCTAGTAACAGGTTCTCAGTTTAAGATTGATGAAGCCTCTGGTGCTCTTGTTAGGCAAACTGGTGATGGTGCTCAAGATCTAGACATAGGTATGTACTTAGACTACACAGGTCTAGGGCAGCAGTACGATACTGAAGACTTCCAGAACCTTTGGACTGACGATGTTATTGACATCTATGGTGATAACTCACTAGGCTTCCAAGAACTAGCTAAAGACAAAGAGACACTAGAGCAAGCTGTATCAGGTGCTTGGCTTGGAGAGACATTAGACAAGCTAACATTTGGTCTAACAGACTTTACACCTGAAGTACAACTAATGCCTAATGGACAGTTAGGTATCAATGACCCTCTAAGTATGAAAGGCATTGCATACAACTTACTAGACACTGCAGTGAACTCTTTAGGTGCTTATGCTGCTGGTGGTGTTATAGGGGATATCCTATATGGAGCTACAGGTGAAGTACCTACAGCCTTAGTAGGCGCTAAAGGGACTGAGCAGATTGTTAAGTTCCTAGAACCATTAGACAACCAAGTCTTCTTAGGCGTTGACGGTAAGACATATCTTAGCACTTCATACTTTGGTGGTGAAGCTAATATTGTAGCTCTTGATGATGCTATCAACAACGTAGCTACTGCTAAAGAGAATGCTAATCAGATGCTTGCTAATGATAGTGGCTCTAGTGACTCATTCAATATGTCAGAGTCTCTACAGACTGGTATCAGCTCTGCTTCACGTGATACAGCAGCTACAGGCACTAACTGGCGTGACTACTACAAACTAGATGTTAATGTATCTGATGTTATTGGTAATACTCTAGGTGATGCCTTTGCAGTGTCTCCAGAGGTCTACAAAGGTATTGAGTTTGCTCAGAAGATTGACAGTGGTGAAGACATTGTTGATGCAGCTATTCAGACCTATGGAGATAAGATTGTTGACTTCCTCCCAGAGGGCTACGATCAGCCTACTGAAGCAGCTATCCGTATTGCTACAGGCGAAGACCGTGTTAGCGTACTAGGTGATGTCTACGGACAGGACTTAGGGCTAGACAATCCTCTAGGCAAAGCCTCTGTAGAGAGTCTTAATACGTATGACCAAACAGGAGATACTAACAAGGCTCTAGTAGACGGTATTGTTACCTATGTTGAAGAAGGCGGTGAACTACCAGACTTCAAAGCTCCAGACTACATTGCTAATGAGTTAGACTTTGATCTACCTGACATTGACTTTGGTGGTATTAGCTTTAGAGACCTTCCAGACATTAATCTACCAGAGATGATCGATCTAGACCTTAACATAGGCTCTATAGACTTCTCAGGCGTTCCAGCTCTTGATCTTGGTATTGACCTTGCAGATCTACCTAGCCTAGACATCAATGCACCAGACTTAGATTGGTCAGGCGTAGATGTCACTCTACCAGAAGTAGACCTACCACAGTTAGGTGAACTAGGTGTTGACATAGGCGAACTAGACTGGTCAAACACTAACATTGGTAGCTTAGAAGGTATTGATTTACCTAACCTAGACTTCGGAGACCTTGAAGGGCTTGCTAAGGGTACTGTCTCTATAGCCTCTGTAGGCGCTGACAGGGACTTGTTAGAGGGTGATGAAGATCTATTCTCTATGCCTGAGACAGAAGTCAACAGACTATCACAAAAACTACTTAAAGCTAAGTTGGTATAATTATGACATTCTTACAACTAGTTAATGCAGTGATGCGTAGACTTCGAGAAGAACAAGCTACAACCATCAATGAGTCTGATTATTCAGTTCTCATTGGTGACTTTGTTAATGATGCAAAGCGTATGGTTGAAGATGCTTGGGACTGGAAGAGCCTACGCAGTGACTTCAATGTCACCACAGTCGCTGGAACTTCTACATATACACTGACAGGTTCTGGCAACCGTCTAGAGATCTTACATGTATATGATACTACAAACAACGTAGAACTCCGTAGACTAAGCCTTGCTGATGTAAATAAATACAAAGTACAGACTGATGACACTAATGGCACTGTGATGGGCTATACAGTCTCTCATGTAGATAGCAATGGTGATGTAGTTATCAAGCTACACAGCACACCAGACTCTGTTATCTCTCTACAGGTCAAGGCAGTTCTACGACCTTCAGAGCTAGAGGATGATGCTGATCGTCTCTTAGTTCCTTCAGCCCCTGTTGTTCAATATGCTTATGCGTTTGCATTGCGTGAGCGTGGTGAAACAGGTGGTCAAGGTGCTACAGAACAGTCTGCATTTGCTCGACAGGAGCTAACTAATGCTATTGCACTAGATGCTGCGTTGAGCCCTGATGAACTAATCTGGGATACAGTATAATGGCTAAACCTTTACAGAGCATCGCCATCCAAGCTCCGGGATTCTATGGGCTTAATACAGAGGACTCTCCTACGTCATTGCCTGAGCAGTACGCTCTAGAGGCTACGAACTGTGTCATTGACCAGTTTGGACGTATAGGTGCTCGTAAGGGTTGGCGATACGTAACAGACACTAATCCAGACTCTATCGTCTCTCTATCAGAGTTTGTTAAGTCTGACGGGTCTACAGAGATTGTAAGCGCTTCAGCTACAGCAATCTATGCAGGTGATGAGACACTAACAGATATTACTCCAGCAGCCTACACAGTCACTGATGGTAGATATAGCTATGCTACTCTCAATGACAAGCAGTATATGTTCCGTAAAGGTGCTAAACCTGTTGTGTATGACGGTACGACTGCAGTGGCTATTGAGGACCACGCAGACTATGCAGGCACTGTTCCAGAAGGTAACGTAGTTGTTAGTGCTGCAGGTCGTCTATGGGTCGCTAATACCTCTACAGAGGCTACAGTGATCTACTGGTCTGACCTACTAACAGGTATGAAGTGGAACACAGGCTCTTCAGGCTATGTAGACGTATCTAAAGTATGGCCTGATGGTAGTGACACTATTGTTGCTATGGCTTCCCACAACGGACTCTTGTTCATCTTCGGTAAGCGTCAAATCATTGTCTATG